AACCCCAACAACATAAGGCGAATAACTTGCGGATATAGCTTTAATCGCTACTGAAGCGGTTACAGGCAATGTTGACGCGGTCACCAGTGTATTCTGTTTACCGTTCAATTGTGTTACAACTGAAGCAGAATAAGCGACATTAGTTGGTGCGTATGAAGCACTAATAGAACTAAATGAACTTGAAGCATAACTTGCAGACGTTGATAACCCAACGACAAATGGTGCGTAACTTGAAGAAATTGAATTTATAGCTACTGAACTTGTAATGGAATAGGTTTGACCGTTTACGATTGGACTAGCTTTAGCGTTTATCAGTGTTGAAACCGAAGACGAATAATTTATATCGGTTGGTGCGTATGAAGCGGATATTGATTTAACCGCTACAGAACTTGTAATAGAATAAGTGTTACCAGTAACCAATGTAGCCTGTTTTGTTCCAAGTTGTGTTGATACACTTGCTGAATAATTTATATCAACTGGTGCCCATGAACTTGATTTTGAATAACTGGACGATACCACACTTGCCACATAACTTGCTGTATTAGATATAAATGAAGTGGAAGCATAACTAGCTGATTTTGATTGATTAGAATAACTAGCTGTACCAGTAAACGAACCAATGAAAGCTGAAGCGGATACATTACCAACTACGTCAAGTGTGTTAAGACTAGCAGTAGTTCCAATACCTACACGACCATTTTCGTCGATACAAACCACGTCACGAAGACCACCGGCTTGACTAGCTTGTGTAAGAAAACGAACCCGTGAACCATTCGTATCATTGGAGCATTCAAATTTAAGATCGGCTTTGGTTCCGTCATTGTTTTGTGAAAACCTAATACCTACACCAGCATTTCTTGAATTGGCGAATGTTTGATTACCCTGTAAAGTTATAACGTCAACAACTTGATTTGCAGAACCTGTTGATATTATATGTAAAGGTGTTAATGGACTATTAATATTGATACCAACATTTCCACCTTGATCTATAATATTACCACCAACTACTTTCCAAGGATAAGAACTTGTTAAAGCGGTTGTTATTGTACCGACTACATTGGATATATCAACATAACTAGCAGTATCGGAATATATAGATTGAACAGCTTGGGTGCAAGTTAAAGCATGACCTAAAAGTGGTCCATAGATTTGATTTGCCATTAATACGTCAACCGATATTGTCGTTGGCATGTTACCATTAACCAATGAACCACTTATACCACTTGCAGGAACATTAGAAGCGTAACTAGCCGATTTTGCATAACTAGCAGATATAGAATTGTCGGAATAACTAGAACTTTGATTATTGTAATTAACCCCATACTTGGAAGCATAACGTGCGTCTGAACTTGATACAGTTAATACATAAGAGTTATCAAGATTATGTAACTTAACCGAAGTTCCTTTTTTTGGTTTAACAATCAACAAGTCTTTTGCAAGCCAGTTGGTCGCACCAGTCGCAGGAACACTTACGAAGAATGTTGTGGTTATCTTCCCAAAGCAATCAACTTGATAGATACCTGGAATTAAATTGGTATAGGTTGTTGAGCCAGTATTATTAGTTATTGAGCCGGTAGAGTTTAAAGTATAAACAGAACCACTGAAATAAGTTGGATAATTAATCGTTGGTGTTACTGTTACCTTCTTGACGTCGAACGGGTCTTTGATTATATCGATTAAATCAAACTCAACATTCTTAGCCGACCCACTTACAACGCTTGAACTAATTAAAGTTGTAGTATTCTCATTAACATTAACATAGAATGAAGTAGCTGGAAGTGGTGTAGCAATATCAACCTTGTATATACCAGAGACAAAGCTAGAAGTTACATTACCAAGATTATCGGTATATAACTGTATTGAGTCTGCAACTGTAAGATAACTAGCTGATATTGTAGGTGTTGCTGTAGGAGTAAACAGTACCTTTTTATTGGCAAAAGGCTTAGAGCTACAATCTTTGAAGTTTAAGTTTAAATTCATAAATTATTAGTGATAATGCTATTGATATTAATATCAATGGTCTTGCTATGCACCAGATAACTATTTGGAGTTTGTCCAAGAGGTTTAGAAAAATGTTACCACTTAGGTGGTTTATCAGGACAAATCTCCGTAAGAAGTTTAATTTTCCATTCTAATCTACAGCCACAAAGCAAACACCGACCATTTTTAAACTTATCACAAATGGAACATATAGAACGTCTTGAATCAATCAATTCACTACCAGCCTCAACAGGCTCCCCATGTAACTTAGCTTGTATGACTCTACCAACAGCTTTTGTAGCATTTGTTAGTTGTGTGGTTATTGGTGGAAAATTAGCAGGTCTGGCTTGACCTATAGGCAATGTTGATTCTGTTTTAGTAGTACAACCACATGGTTTTTTAGGTGCTTTTGTTGTTGGTTGATATTTGGTTAACAACTCAACATACTTATTATATTCTATCTCCAAAGCATTACCATTAACAACACCAGCAGATATTATATCATTAACATATCCTTCTGGACGTTGGTTAGCCTTACTATAGATATCTATAAGTTTAATTTTCATGGTTATCGACAATATATAGGTTTAATTATATGATTATCTACTTTTGATATAGATAACACCACTCTAATTATATGATTATGGTGCCGGTAGATATTGCATGTCACCACAGTTAACACCGGATTTCATGTAGTCGTTAGCCCATATACCGTCATTACATACACAAGCCCTTTGACTGAGATAATCAATCCAAGGTGTAGCGTATGGATTAACTGAGTAAGTATTACACTCATTGCCATAGAACATATCTTGAGAATTGTTAAATGGAACTGTACATGTATCGGTAAACAATGTTATACCGCTTGGCAAAGCTGGAGCACCAATAGGAACAACCGTTCTAGCTTCAACTTGTGGAGGCATTGGATAATATTTTGTATTATCGGTATCAGTCAAACAATTGCCGTTATCTTCGACCCAAGCACCTTGAGTAATAAATTGTGTTCCACCAGTGTTAGCATTCCAGACAGCTTCCGGTGGTTGTGGTGGTCTTTGCCAGAATGGATCGTCAATGGCTTGTCTAATGTTACCTTGCCACATGGAACTGTAATCTGGATCAAAAGTAGCACCGCCCCACCCTAGGTTAACCGAACTACTCACATTTGCCCACTCACCATTAGGCGAATAGAAAGCAATTGAAGCACCACAAGGATTGAATGACACACAGTTATTTTTGACCGTTACACTTGTCATTGTCCTATCACCACAGTTTGTTGCTGCTGGTAATGTAGCAACTTCTGGATTGGTGCAGATACCAAGATTATTAAATTGTCTTTGTTGTTCTAATGTTCTGTTATACTCACCAACACCACGATAATTAAAATGCCAGTCGATAGATACAAATTCACCTTTAGATTCTGTGTCGTTCCATTTCCAGTCGGCACCATTACTTGAATACAATTGACCAGTATTAGCTTTATAATCATTGGTCATTACACAATCAACCAATGTTATGTTTTGGTTATCATTAACAATGACAGACCACACACCATTGATATTACCACCAACCGCACCAGTTATTGTTACGGCGTCACCAGTTACTAGATAGGTTGGTTGGCTTGGTTTAATATAATTATTGATACAATCTATATAACCAACTTCAACTCTTCCACAGATTGCTGGTTTTAATGTTTGCCATTTCAACGGAGCAATAATACCCGTCCCACATTCTACTATAGGTTTATCAGGTAGATTTGAACCACTCACAACACAGCTAACCAAATTAATATTATAGTTATCAACCTTGTTAACTTTATAACAACCTTCATATAATGGAGCACATAACCAGACCAATGTATTGGTCGTTATTCCTTGAACATATGGTCCAGTTGGCTCTAATTCAACTCTTGAACCACTTATATTAGATATATTTAATACTTTGGTATTATCAATTTGGAATCTATCAATACCACATGGTCTAGCGAAATTAATACTTGGTTTCTTGAAGATAACTTCAGCGGTCTTACAAGCCCACATTAACCCAGTTGTAAACTGTGTTGGATTACCGGAATTACCTGTTGCTAGTAATGACCAGAAGAAACCATTACCCACAAACGCAGAATCTGGAACCGAACTTGCCTCATAGTCGTTTAGCCAAGCTGTAGCAGAACCACCACCAATAGAATCATTATAAGCACCATAATTCTTTTCATAGATTGTTTTTTGCTCTTGTTGATTACTATCAATATATGTACAAATACAATAATTCGGGTGTGCTGGATCCCAGACATGATCAAGACCGCTTGGGCCAGGTATTCCATAAGTGTCACCCGTTGAACTGTTATCTGGTATACCTGTTATAATTGGAGAATTTTCGTGTTCGTCATAGTAACACACTGGACCTTTTGTGGTGTTGCCGTCTTGTCGCCATGGTAACAAATCGTCCCTGTCTAGTGGTAGGTTAGCCAACAGGTTTGTTAAATCAGTCTGCAAATCACTTGTTGAATATGGATTGGATAAAGTGGTTACAACGCTGATATGAGTTTCCGTATCGTTTTGCCAACTAGAACCAACTTCTGGATAGGTATCAAGCGTATGTGTGTAGGTTGTTCCTGTCCATTCGTAATGATCATGTGATATCAAACCCCAACCCGGCTTGCATTGTTCTGAGTCACAACTATTACGACATTTTTTAGTTACGTCAGAAACATAGAAATCAAGTGTGCTTGGTAAGCTGATAACTAACTTATATCTTACTCTATCGTCTTCGTAGTGGACCGTAGGGCAACCTATATCATATCCTATGGTTTCGTGCCATTCTACTGTCCAACTAGAACCAGCACCAGAAAACACCATGTTATAAGCTGGTTGGTTGTTGTTAAGATAATATATTACCCTCTTCAGAATGGTATATTCTGGATCGTCACACTCACCAGCCATTAATAATGCTTCATTGGCTCTATATAGTTCGGATATCTGTTGATCCTCTGGATAATACCACTCAATACCAGACATGGTTGATCCAGAACTATATGCGTTAACAGTCAGATTACCACTATATCTATCGACTGTAGTTGAGACGTGTGCTGTATTGGTTTCGGACGTTGTTGTATCAAGAATATATTCCCGGCAATAATTATCGGTTGGCCAGTCATTACCTTGACCGTCTGGACATATGTAATAACCAGAATATGTAGTTTCTTTATGATAATTTTTTTGAGTAACAGTCTTACTAACAACTGAATCAATAGATAGATATTTTACAGTATCAGGACTTAATATTGGTTTTAACTCTGCACATTGAATGTTACCATATGATAAATCTATACTTGTAGGTGTCTTAGCACCCGGACTATTGAAACCATATCTACCATGAAAAGCTTTCTTCGCATAAGCTCTTTTATAACCTATATAAGAAATTGAATCACAAGGATTATTTTGTGGTTGGCCAGTGTTAGCATAGTAATTCTCATACGGTCCAACTAAGAAAGAACTGGTTCCTATACCAGTCATTATCTTGATATCGTCAGGTATAGGAATACCACAATAAGGTTCTCCGTTCGGTGTATCCCTTATACCACAAACTGGATTATAATCGGTGTCACAACTAGGAACGTCTTTATTCCTAAATGGATATGGATCACGCCAACCGAATACACCGGGAGCATAATCTATCATTTGTGTTATATTCTTCTTAGCCATAATCAATGGCCCAGAAGACTGTTGACCACAGCCAGACAATGTAATTATCTGCTTGTCGGCTTGTGTGACTCCACAAGGCAATCTAGTATCTGTTGATTTAATCGACATATCATGCTGTTAAAGAATCTTTAGGGCAACCTTGTATCTGGAATGTCTTGGTAGTCCCGTTGACACACATATTTACGTCTATGGTATGTAGTCCTATCATTTGCCAGAATTTAGCTTGTTGATTAACCGTCACGGATAGAGGCATAATCAATGGTTCAGGATAGATAGGTGCGTAAGTTACACTAACAGACCTTTTGTTCTGACTATTGATATAATCAATTATATATTGGTCTGTGCCGGGTGTAAATTGTCCTTCGATAGTTATGACAATAGGAACCGGAAATACACATAAATAAACACCTTTTCTTTGGTAGAATTTATTGCCTACAATTGTTATCTCTTTATCTTCAGTTACATTAACTACGTCACCAATATTATAAGCTCTATCTGCTGCAAAATCACCACACCACCTAACCCAAGTGGATATCATTTTCTTTTGTGACAACTTAACACCGTATGGAGATTTGGATATAATGCTATCTGCGGACTGCGTAAGTTGATTACCAACCATGTAAGCTCTAGCGGTCCTAAGCCATTTGGTTAAACCGTTATTTCTTGATTGTGGATTACTTGGTATCATATATTATATAATTAATTAACGTCCAACATAGCACCATATAATTTGCTTGACCAGTAACCATACTCATATTCAACTGTAACTTCAAATAGGTTTTGGCCAACCTCAGAGTAACTTGGACAACCTTTAAGCCACCCAACATACAAAGTTATATTTGATCTTAAAGGTAAACCAAATGTATTATTTATTCTATCGGTTAACAAACCAGAAGGTAACATTATACTTGTTATACTTGTAGGAACATACTCCGTAGCTATCAAGTGTGGTGTTGACCAAATCATATTAACTCCATACATGGACTCAGCAACTTGAAACTTGTTGCTAACTTGATATACTTTTCTAAGTGTCTGACTGTAAGAAGTAAATGTATTAACACCGTTCATATAGTGAAGATATACGTCAGCCGCTACCGTCTTCTCAGCTTGTGTTGTGAATAATCCAGCATTAATGCTTCCCGTCAAAAAATTAGGAGCCAATTGTTCTTTAACCGTGTCTTTAATAGCTTTAATTATTGAAGGCTTAAGATATGAGACAAATGCACACTGTGAGTCTAACAAATCCTTCTCAATCTTGTTAGGTATCAGTTCAAACTTAGGAACAGGAATTTCTGTTGAACCTGACGTTGGTGTGCCGTCTGAGTTTGTTTCTGTAGCAATCTTCGCAGTAAGTTCCCAAAGTGGACCCTGCTTAACGGTGTAGTCCCAAGCCAAACTTTTCATTTCTAACGCTTTGGCTTTTATCGGTGCTTCTTTGCCCTTCCATATCCTACTAATGTAATAACCATTAGCACTAGTCCAACCCTCTTCGTATGGTTCCTCAAATATATCAAGTGAGGCTGAACTATTATATTGTATTACTTTATCCATAAATTGTTATTGTTAAGCGGGTAAACCAAGTTGAGTTCCTATATCAACGGTTGGTGTTTTGTAATACAACATTCGTCTTGTATTAGCTGCTATGATTTTTAATTGTTTGTTAGAATCTAACTCAATATTATAAGACGATCCTAAACGCTCACCCATGAAATTGCCCCTAGCTAAGTTAGTGTCACCACTTCTAGCTTGTCCAAACTTCTTTTCTTTTTCTTCTTTCTTAGGTTCAACTACACCGGGACCTGTAGCTGAGTTTGCTTTAGCTGCGTCAACTCTTTCTTGAGCTTTTTGTTGTCTTTTTTGTCTAGCAGCAAATATTTCGTCATATGACGCTTCATATTCTTTATCAACGTCGGCTGCTGCTTTATCCCCTGCTTTCGATCCACCAACAGACCAACCCCCTAACCATGCAGCATTTCTAGCTATGAAATTCGCAAATATGTTGTAGAATGCTCTTAGACCGTCTATTACGTCAGCAAAGAAACCAACGAAGAAATCAATAACTGGAGTCAATCCGTCTTGAACTGCTACGGTTGCGTCGTCAATAGCAATTTTAAATTTAGCTAATTCCACTTCATTATATAATAAACCGCTATCCGATTTCTCTTTAAGTGTTCCACTAAAATTAGACATATCAGGTTGCATAGCCGCAAATGTTCCAACTTGTTTTTTGCCCACAATATCTGACATTCCTATAGCCCGTAACTCTTGGACACTTTTGTCTGCGAACACTCTAGCCATTTGTTCAGCTATGGCTAAGTTAGATTTGTCTTGAACGTCTTCTTTAGATAGACCAGCCGCTTGGAATGTTTTCATTTTAGCGTCTCCAGTTGATCCACCTTGGAGAGCGTCAATCTGAGCCTCAGATATATTATTCAATACCATTTCAACATTAGATAGTTCTTTACCAGCTAACTGTGCCATTTGAGCAAGTAACTGAACTTCTTGGACTGTTCTACCCATTGAGTCAGCAGAGTCACCCATTGAATTTAAATGTTCTGCGGTTGATTTTATAGTTTCATAAATAGCCATGCTACTGAACGCACCAGCTATCTGGTGTTTAACGTCTTCAGCCCATTTGCCAACGGATTGTTTAATACCATTTAATCCGCTAGCTACTTTTGAATTATTAACTTCAACGTCAACTCTTAATTGTGCCATATGTTATATCTTTATTTTGGAATACCGTATTTCTTAATATATTCGGTGTCTGGATCTTCAAACTCAACGATACCTTGCTTCTCATACTCTCTAGCCATTTCGAGTCTGACTTGATTAAGTGGAAAGTTAATAGCTTTATCCATGTCATACTTGCTACTTAGGAAATCAACAATAGATACAGACCAATGACAATAAGACTGTTTAGCATTATCATTATCAATAACCATAACAGGAGGTTGAACATTACCGTCTGTTAGATATTGTTGAAATTTCTTAAACTCATTAGCTACAAGATATGATTTATCTTTCTTAGCTTTATTAGCTATCAATTTACCCCACTTATTTATTTCCCAGCCCGCTGGACCAAATTCCTTTTGTCCCTTTAACTCTTTACCAAATGACTTTATATTAGTCCAAGACAGCGGGTGTATCTTGGTTGTATTCTCCATAAAGTCTATATACTCTTGGTAGTCCATTGAACATATCAACACACCACAAATCAAATCAGACATTGAACAAGGAACAGGTTCGTCTGAAGCATAGTTGCAACCATTGTTGCACATGTGTATATAGTGTCCTAGGCTCAATGGTTTAAGCCGAAGCCCTAACACATTGCAGGGCTTCGGCTGTCTAGCTTGAACATACGTTGAGAAGTTCATTGTTATTATTACAATGTCATTCTTGCAAATCTATGAAGAGGAACAGTTACTTTAGCAATTTGTCCCCTACTTACAGACGGAGAACCAGCAATCCATTTTCCGTTTATATCGGTTGATACAGCGTCAGTTAACGTAACCACAGCACCTGGCTGCGGATAATCTGAGTCAGTGATAGTGACAGCACCACTAACAGTAGAACCACTAATCCAACATTCTAGGTTAGCTGTCTGTCTTTGGTTATAGTTTGCTTCAACTACAACATAACCGTCCCCGTCTGTAGCCGTAGCTGTATCAGATTCGACAGTTAGTGAAGTTCCATTAAGTTTTAATTTGCCGAAGCCTGTGATACCAGTAGAAGCGACTCCCCAGTGACAACCTCCTGCAAATGTTGGTGTATTATCCATAATATGTTATTTATTTAAATTGTGTTGTTTGTTAAAGTTGTCCACTGACAACCATTTCTAGTAAATTGTTGGTAACATAACAGTCTTCTTCTAGTCCCTGATTATGTGCTTTAAAATAACAAGCCATAATACTTAGTTTGTCTGTTGAAGACCGTAAGTTAGTTAATAGATTAGGATTATTATAAATCAACTTAGATAGTTGCTCTACAATAGCGTTCCTGTTGATAAGTTCTCCAGTTTCAAATGGAAAAGAAAAATGTATAACTAAAGTCACCGAATAGATTCCAGAATTTTGTTCTAGTTCTTGTGCGTCGGTAGAATAAGATAATACAAGTGGACCGTTTTTAATTTGTTCCTCATTGCCTCTGTAGAAGTTAGGCGTTACAATTCCTTCAGTAGTTACCCAACTACCAGACAAGTAATTAGTCCAAGCGTCTTCACATTTTTCTAATATCCAGCCAGTCATATATTATAATATCAATCCTATCTATAAAGATTGTGTATTTGTCCAATATTACGACTTAGCCCTATTAAACCTATCTATGTTCTCTTGTACTTTTCTTCTAACATAAACCATTAAGTCTGCGGTCTTATCGTCTATGGCTTGTTGTAAACCTCTTCGCATGTGGTTTTGGGCAACTGGATCACCACCAGCATTAAAATCATTCCATGAAGAGGAAACGGCTTTATAACCGCTTTCATTGTTTCTTGCTGGAGCGGCTCCACCCTTGTCCCTGCCCTTCTGTAATCGTCCCAGACCAGCGGAGAATTTCTTTTTGACCACTGGTGCCAATTTACGAACTGAAGGCACCCATGGAGCCCGTAGAGAGCCTATCGCCCTTGTTCTGGCACCTATCATTCGTTTAACCGCAGAATTGAGTTTTGGTCTTGTGAATCTCTTATTATGTTTTTTCTGTTCACCATTTACCACAATCGCTTCCCCAACGGTTAACCCTTTATACATTCGACTTGGTTGTTCTAAGTCATTTTTGATTCGTTCTTTATTGGTTTTAAAAGTTGCATATATAGCTGAAGTAACAACTTTATAGTTAATCTCATTAACAACTTGTGTCGCGTCTTTTTTGGTATATGCCATGAATTGTGATAACGCCCGGTTGAAATCCGTCAGATTAATATCACCACTAAATGTTATTCCACCGCCAACATTCCTTAAACCGCCACCAACTATACCATGTAAGTTATCAAGTGAATCTATACCAATCTTTTTAAGTGTGTTAATCGTTTGTCTTCTAGCTATATCTTGTGTAGCAAGTGCCATTCTCTCAACTATAGCCGAAGCAACAACACCAACAACCATTCCCCACATTGAAGCCTTAGCACCCAATGAAGCCATTCTACCAGCTTTTAGGAGTGGTGAAGCTGATCTAACTGATATACCAACTAAGTCTTCAACCACACCTTGTTTAGCAAATGTCAATCTTCCTAGTTGTGGTTTTGGTAATATTTTTGCGTGAGCAGGAAATACTTCATGTTCTATAGCTGGACTTTTTACGTCGCCAACGTCGTATCTATGACCCCTAGTTCTAGTATATTCCCTATAAGCTCTTGCGTCTGTCATTGCCGACATTCGTAAACTTTTAGCATGACTTACTTTGAGTGACTCCATAGTAACACGCATATCATAGTCCCATTTACGTGTATCAGCTTCTTTTTTTAATATTTGTTCTTTTAAATCAAATATATTTTGTCTTAATAGTTTACCTGTAGATCGTGGAATAGCTTGAGCACCCCTAGCCCCAGTATTAATTACATATTGTTCTGATAAATTAAATGCTCTTTCAGGAAGTTTAGTATGTGACGTGATACCTATATGTCTATCTAATGTAATACCTATATGTCTATCAGATATATCAGTCATTGATATAGCTGGTTCCACAAACTCAGAAAAATCAATATCGTATATGTTACTGTAAGCTATATTAGGCATATTTTATATTAAACTCCTCTTTGTGTATCAGTACAGAACAATCTAAGTATAGCTCCAGTAGCGTCTGTCTTAACAACATTAACTCTATATTGGATATCATTATAGGTTATATAATCTCTTTTTGAATTTGGATATATACCGTCAGTGAATAAATCCTTATTGATTGTTACAACCAAATCAGAATCTTCTGCGATACCACCCCACTCTAGTTTACCAGCGGTGCTAACACTTGAAGGAATACAAGCATAGTCTTCGCCGTTAAAAGTTATAAATGGATTGCCCAAATCCTTGTTAATACTAGCTAAGTCAGTTTTAATAAATTCTTTAAGTGTCATAATATTATAAAAGAAAAAAGGTAGGCAGATTTTAACCCACCTACCTTATGTGTTATGTTATGTATTAACTATATGATTATTTAATATGATAAAGTGCGGTAGAATCACCAACACCAGCACCGAACAAGCAGTCAAATACGCGGACATTGGTTGCTTTAGAAGGATCGTAGTATTGGCGGAAACCAATCGTAAGACCGGTCTTGTCGTCAGTCAATTGGTTAACGGCGGAGTATTGACTACCGAAGTCCTGAGGGGCGTGATAGGCATTTCCGAACAAGATCGCGTTAGGATTCACTGCGAATCCAGCGTCAGAGTTAGGAAGAGTCAAGCTAGTCAAGTAAGGCGTAAACCCTAAGACTGTTGACAACATACCCTGTTGAACTGGACCAGTAGAACCGAAGTTCTGGGCAACGGTGATACCCGAGTTAGCCAAAAGGTTAGCATAAAGCTGTGTACCACAGATCAACGAACGTTGACCAACAGGCCATTTGTAGTCGCTTACGGTTTTCACCAAAGCAGCAACTGCGTTAAGCGAAGAAGTGAAATTGCTAACCGAAGAGTTAGACCCAGAGTTAGGAAAATTCGCTTGTGTTACAACCGAAGCCAAACTTGCAGAAATCACGTCGGAAGCAAGGGCTTGCCCGGCTTGGAATCCAATGTTAGTTAAAGCCTGTTGATTCAAGAGAACCAAATCAGAATCGGTTAAGGTGATTTTTTGATACTTGATAGACCCCATGGTAATGGTTTTGCCGGTCACGGTGTTACCGTCAGAAGCATAGCCCGTCCCATAAGCGAAGTCGTAGGAAGCGGAAGTATTCTGTGCGAATGGTACACGGACGGTATCATTTAATGCACAAAGTCCCGGTTTTACCACATAACCAAAACTGGTTACGGGCATGATTAGAGAGGTGAAACCTTGAATTGCACCCTCAGTTAAATATTGATTTAAATTACTTACTGTTGCCATAATATTATATTTTTGTTAAATTTGTTTATTTGGAAATTATTTCTTGGTATGATCAACAATGGTATAACCTTTGTTAATCACGGGAGATTCTTTTATGATCTTGATTGCTTCAGGCTCAACACCCAAAGAAGCCACAACTTCAATCGCTTTAGTATTCGCTTTAGCGTCAACTTCAGTTTTGGTAACTTCAACTTTAGTATTCAAGTCAGCAATCTTAGTATCATATTCTTTTTTATACGTTTCAGCGTCATTGACAAGAGTTGATATTTTAGTCTCATACTCTTTTTTCATTAACTCTTCTTTACCTAAGAAGCTAGTTACCGTTTCTTTTGTTTCGTTTAACTCTTTTTCCATTTCGGATATACGAGTTAACAACGTTGCTTTTTCGGTCTGAAGTTCTTTAACTTGATCAACCGCTTTAAAAATATTGAAATTCATTATAAAAATTCTTTCTTATGTTATTTGTTTGTTTGTCCAATTGTTTCGTTAATTAATGTTACCAACTCACCCAATGAATTGATATTGCCGTCAGACAATCCATTAACTACTGCTGTTTCTCCGTCAAATACTTGACCCTGCAAATACTCGTCAGATATCTTGCGGTTGTTGTTAACAGTTGATTTAAATTGTTCGTAAGTCTTGTTTACGTCAGTTTGGAACATGGCTCTTTCTTCGTCAGACATAGGACGGAATGAAGCACCACTTAATTTATACTTACCAGCGGAAATAGCATTAACTGTAATACCAGCCTTGTCTAACTGTCTAGATTGGTCCATAATCAGCGTATAGACACCAACAGAACCTATCTCAGCACTAGGTGAAGTATAAACATACTCACATTGGCTAGCCAACCAATAAGCCGCAGAAGCACATAATGTATCAGTATAAGCAAAACATTTTTTATTCTTGTTGATCGATTGTATCAAGTCACCCAACTCCCTAACCCCTGTGACTGTTCCACCGGGACTGTTGAAGTATAGGACAATGTTCTTTATGTTATCGTCAGCCGCAGCAGCTTTTAGGTCTTCGGTTACACAATCCAAATCACAAGCACCGCACATGGTTTCCATGATAGATAAGTGTTTGCCGATAATACCTTCAACATTGATAACCGCTACATTGCCAACGGTTGTCTCTTCGTCCATTGGTTCCTGCGGCATATTTTCTGGCATGTCGTCAGGCATTGGCATACCGCCCTTAATGTGGTTCTCAAATTGTTTAACAAGCGATTGGTGAACCATAGGAAGGATACACCACTTGTCTTGATACAACTTATTAGCTATATGTGAAAAATTCTTCATAAATTATTGATTGTTATTATTGTTATCTTGTGTGGTGTTGTTATCTTCTACTTGGTTATCAACAGGTTTATTATCGGTTGGTGTACCACCAGTAACCGCAGCATTAGGTGTTCTCTGTTGAAGTAGATTCAATACGTCAACTAAAGTTATCCCATACTTCTTGGATTTTGCTACCGCTCTATCTAGCAAGTCGTCAACTTCTATATCTTGTTGGTTTCTAACTTCATACCAATCTTGACCATTTTTCGCACAAACAGCTTGAAATGTAGTTGCACCAATCTTTAATGATTCAAAGTCAATCTTAGCTTCATTGCCGTTATCAACCGTTAATAGACCACCTTTACTGAAGTTCCATTTATACCAATCTTTATTGTTGTATGGTATCAATCCATTTTTCATAGCGGTAGCCAAAGCGAAGTTAACAATCAATTTGGCTCGCTTCTCAAGTGTGGTCTGTCTTTGAGCTATAGACTTTCTAACTTCGTCTTGGATTAATCTAACACTAGCACCACCTATCTTACTTGGATCAATTAATTCATAACGCCAACCCAAAGCCACAAAGCAACGCCTTTTAATAGCTTCCAAATAATCTACAACATTCTGTGAAGGTCTTTCGTCTTTAATAGCTTCAATCTTTTCATTGGCACCAGCCTTAAAATAATAGGTGTCACCAGTATCAACAAATTCAAGGGCTTGTGCGGTCTTACCGTCAACAGGTTTATCCTCTTCTATTCCGAAGCTAGAACCTTTTTGATCAGCTTCACCGGCAATATTGTGGACCGTCATTGCAATGGCTGACATTCTTTTGATACCACGTTTGTAATATTCGTGAATATCCTGTGAGTCTATTAAATCAGTTTGTGATCTAGCTAGTCTTGATATTCCCCTATATTGATCAGACCATTCTGTTTCAAATAGAAGTTGACAATTTTTAATTGAAACTTGGTAATCTTCGTCTGCGGTATCACCAAGAATATTATAAGCTATTGGTCTTCCACTTGAATTAACTATAACACCGTCGATACAATTATAACCAACGTAAGAACCTTCTGTCATTTCACCTTCATTTCTATTACCTATTCTATGTGAAGGTATAATCTGTATCTGAGGAAAACCGTCTCTTGTTGTGGTTAATATTAAAAGATTATCACCGTCAACTTCCAAAGCTATACTATCATTATAAAGACCAGTATTAAAATCATAGTTAGTTCCCATTACATTACACATTGGAAAGAATCTATTAATTAAAAATTGTTCTGCTATGTCACCCCACACCTTATCTTCTCCAGTGTGTGTAGGTTTATATGTACCAGGTCCAGCCGCCCAACTAGCCTTGTCCATAATCGCCCCACCGATATCTGTTAACTGAGCAAACAATGATCTTCCATACTTCAGCATTATTTTTCGGTCACTTGAAGTAACACCAACTTTAGTATCTGATACATTATAATATCTTGGACGATATTGTTTTGGATTATAGGACGGAGAAGGATACAAGCCCATTGCACGTTTATCTGGTTTACCTATATCAGAACCACGTTTATCTATGTATGTATAACCCTTAGATATTTCAACCGCAGATTTTAATTCATTATTTGACATATATATTATAACGGTTGTGTATAGACTGAACTTGTTCTATTTCTGTAAGTTCCATTGTATTTCTTGATAAATATTCTAGTCTCTTCTAGAATAGCTTTAGGCGTGTCAGTGAAGATATAACTAACACTTGTACCTTCGCTAGTCCATTGCGTAGGTCTGACACCAGCTTTATACATGTCCATAGCGGTCTGTCTAATCGCTAATATATCCTCAAGTAAATCAATTTCTGGGTCAAATAGCATAATTATAATTTGTTATATAGATTATGTTATTTGTCCAACTGGTTTATATATTATACTTTCGGCAACTCTTTAGTTTTATCAACCTTGTTAACTTTGGTGTTGGTGTCACCCAATAAACCAAGAATACAAACACCAACGACTTGCATAGCTTCACAATCGAAATAATGGTTGGCGACACCAGGTCGAGCCTTGTAAACCCACTCCGCCCTACCAGTTTGTTTGTTGATATCCCTTGTGAGTATCTCGCTATTCATTTGACGTTCATACTCTTCGTCATACTCGTTGTTTAACCATTTGCCTGTCTTGTCGTCTCTTAGGTGTACAAGTATATCTTTAACAGACCTACTTGAGGCCCAACGATAGACTGGACACGTAACACCTTTCTTACCTTGACCACTAGCAGGATCACCCCTTGTCTCTGGAGAATATAAACGTCTTGTATTATCGGAATGCTGGAAGTCTCTATACTTATCACCTTTTAGAGCTGTCCAACCAACAACAGTTTTTAAACCATTAACAACCGCTTCATGGCTATATTCGCAACACTTCTGGAACACCATAGTTTGTTGATAACCACAATCAATTAATACAAGCTGGTCTTTAATTTGGTTCTCTTGTTGTATCTTTCTAAGTTCTTCCCAGCTTGGTGCTCTACCACGTTTAATGCCCCTTGAAAAACTATTACTATCCCAACTTCTAATCACCCACCAAAACTCTTCAAAGTTGTCCTGACAGTCAATGGTCATAATGTTAACTTTGCCCCATGGTTTAGTTGTATCATAATCAGCCAACATTATTTTCTTCATTTCGACTTGCATATCTCTTTCATTAAAAGATTGAGCAAGTCTCTTCTGGTAGAACTCTTGCATAGGCTTGTCATTACCTTCCTGTTTTTTAATAGCTTTGGCCTGTAAGTATTCAATCGCCAATGTTGAAAATGGTAACTCTATGTTAGCCATAGCATTCCAGCGAAATGATTTTGAATTAGGATTACCTTTAGTATTAGTACAGATATACTTGCCAGTATCGTTTAACATTCTTCTATTAAGTGGAGTATCTTTGATTGAATGGTCGCAGTAATGACAAGATAACTTAACGGTCTTTGATAACTCTTCATAATTATATTCACCGTTTGGTTTTGTAGTTTCGTTTTTCGACCATGTTATACCACTATACTTGCCGTCTTCCCTTGGCTTATTGAAGTGGTAAGTTTGCTCTTTCTTACATGCTGGACATACCCAACCCCACTCATAAATCGGTGACTTATCAAATTCAATAGACCAGTCGTCACCCGCTTGACCACCTTGGCTTAACAACAATATCTTATAGGTTGATAGGAAGTCACCTATACGACTCTTAGCCTCACCAATGAAACCTTCTTTCCATAACCATACTTCGTCACCAACAATATACTTATAACCAGCGGATTGTAACCCCTTGATCTTAGCACCAGACAAGTATATTTTCATGTGTGGAAAAGTATAACGCTTCTTATTGATAATGCCCTTGGTCTGTTCTGGTATCATTACCTTGACTGGTGGACATGACATAAGAAGCGGTTGCATTCTTAGGTCACCCATTTTGTCAGCCATTTCGTCTGAAGATTGAATCCAACCAAATGTCCCTGCGTTATTCGCAATGGTATGAAGCATGAATACTTCTGCTAATAATGTTTTGGCACACCTTGGAGAAGCCATGACATTGATTTGTCTTATGTTAGGATCAGCCAAAGCATTGAACGGCTCTATAAGATATCTACTTCTATCAACGGAGAACTTGCCGGGGATACTATAAGCAGAGTGTAGATTGACGTTATCACTAGCCCATTGATATATCGGTCTATTATCTGGCAGTACTAAACCACCTTGAAATTCTGTTAACAATTCGTCTTGCCAGTTTGAAGTCATATCTCTTTTTCTATTTTAATCACATACACCACATTATTGATAACAACTTTGGTTAACTCATTGATATTAACTTCTTTACACACACCGTTGATACAGATTCTTATAACTTCATTCATAGGTTATTCAACTGGTATCATACCAATATCTTTTAACTGTTTAACTGTTAAATATAGTTGTTCACCACCCATTCCACAAATACTAATCTTATCAGTATCGGATAGAGTGTTTACGTCAATTTGTTTTGCTTTACCGTTATCACAAACGGTTATTATATTTGGTTGTTTATTCATATAGTTATTTCCATTTATCAATTGGTTCCTTCATTATATTAATTATTTCATAAGCGGTATCGATCATTACCAATCTCATTTTATCAACGTCCAACCCCAATAGCTTAGGTGGTAACTCTTGTGATAACTTAGATATCAATAGATTAGATTGTGCTGCGGATATTGATTTTAAGAATGATATAACGTCAGTCTTGTTAAGTGTATTCCTTTTATCCTCAGCGAGTTTAATCTCTTCCCTGTCAGCCTTAGCGGTCATTAACCTTGTCTTGGATTCGTTGTAATCAGATAGATTAATTGATAACAACAAGTCTTTATGTTGCTCATACCATGGCTTAAATATGGTCCAATTGATTCTTCTACCGTCTGTAAAGCCAGGAGCATTACACTTTTTACATAGTTGAATGATATCTAACTCAATGCCAGTATCATTACTAAAACTGCCTTGATCCTCATACACTATCTCACCGTTGCTATTTGGTTCCAACATATGCTTAATTATGTTATGTCCAAGATATACATGTATAACCTATGCCCAATTATAGATATACACATATGATTATGTATCTGGTGTGTATAACGTTACTATGGATATCCAATGCTAAAATTATAATAAGTGAGTGAGTAGTGTAAAGAAAGCTTACAAATACGTGAAAGCAGCTCTCACGGTCACCTACGCGAGTTTTACGTTAACGTTAAAAGAATACCTATACGGGCCATATCCCGTATTACAGTGGCCTATAGGCCCTATTAGGATTGGATATAGGCAATCTTTATTGTTGTTTGTTGCGATTGTATCAACCATTTGTTTCTATTGCCTATGACAGTGATTAGACTTGTTGTTGATTGATTTATATAATCAATTGTTTCGATTGTTGTATGTGTCATGGGCACCCATGCTAGCGGGTGGTGTCAAACTCTTCCAAGTTGAGTTGACCAATCGTTGTTTGTGGTTGACCATTTGGATTTGATTCAACACATAGTATTGTACTTAATTGACATGATATTGTTATCGTTGTATTTAATATACCTTTTGTATTGATTGGATAGGTTTGTATATTAACAGTTGATATATCATTACTGTTAATGATATCTGTTATTCTATCTATTAGAAGTTGTTTCTTTTTATTTGTGTTATTCATATTATTGTCTTTCTTTGATTGTATTAAATTGTTACACCAATTTTTTCTTTGAGTTGTCATATATTCCGTGTTCTATATTATCTATTATTTCATTTGGTATATTCTGTCTGATATATACCATACCGTCCGAATCACACCTGATAAACATGTTTGTATTTTTAATGTTATGATTTCGTAATATATCAACAATATCATTTATCACAATTAACATTGGTTTATCTTCTTTTTTTATTTTTTTTAATATATCATTTATATTCATATTATTTCTTTCCTTTGTTATTTCCCAATGTTTTATCTATTGATTCAACCAACTTCTTAGCTTCCTTAATAGCTTTATCAATTCTATCTTTAAATTCTTGATTTGTTTCCATGTGTATAAATATGTTTTGATTTAACCAAAATCATTTTTATTTTGGACATATTTTCTATTTATGTTATATGACAACACAAATAGGATTAGATTGTTCAACTACCACCTGTGGTTATTCTATAAATGAAAATGGTGTAATAGTATCAGCAGGATTTATTGATTTAACTTCTTTGAATACTACCAAGAATAAAGCATTCTATATTCTTAATGTTATAGACCCACTAATAAAACAATTTAATGTTGGTGTTATCAATCTGGAAGCAGCAATGTCTGGTTTTCGTGGTGGAAAGACTTCACAACAAACTATAATTAAATTGGTTAGAATGAATTGTATTCTAGAATATGTTTTGATTGAAAAATATAAAGACACCAAAATCAATTTGGTTAATGTGTTATCTGCTAGGAAGCAATTGTTTGGTAAAGCTTTCGTAAAAGGTATACCAGCAAAGAAATATGTCCAGATTGAACTTGATAAGCTTATGGGCTCATTAATCTATAAGTTCTTTGTATTTACTAAGAAAGGTAAACTGGATAAGCGAAACGAAGATTTGTTAGATTCAATAGTGTTATCATTATTCAACAGTTAAATATAATATTGCATTCTTTGTTTTCTCATTTCTTGAATGGTATCATAATATTCTTTTGAACAATGCTTTTTCAAATATATACCTTCAGGACTCTCTTCATATTGTTTAATTCTATATTCTATTCTAGAAAGCAATTGATACTCTTTATTTAATCTTATTTTTTGTTGTTTCTCTTTTTTTCTATGTAACTTTATAAAATGTTGTTTTATTTGTTTTGATTTCTTCATATTGTTATGTTACCAACTTTAAAGTTGTTTATCAAATTGTTATAAAATTTATTTAATGCTTGTTGTAGGTTAAGCATTAAGCAATGTATTATATATGTTATCTCTGAAGTATAAATGTCCTTGTTACAGGACGTATTAAAAAAAGAATATAAAAACCACATTTTAATATGATTCTTATATTCTTTTTTCCTTCAGAGAATATGTTATCTCCTTCGAGATTATCGTAATTCGGTTTATACTGGGTCCCCCTGTTTTCCGGAATCATTAACACTGATTCTTGATAATCTATTAATATTCCGTTAGTTTGAATTCTTCAACCTCAAACACTGGAATATACTTTACCAATTAAACTCCATTAAATAGTTTTAAATTGATAATAATGGTCGGTCACACTACTCTTACATAGTTTTACTCACCATTAAATATTTAGTGGAGCTCCTTTTGTTATTCTTCTATAAGAGGTTCCCATAAGAACCAGAGTCACGTTGTGTCTAAACATACTGTTGTGGTTTAGATTCACCTTTTGTAGGAGTGTTGGTATCATATAGATATTCAACCTTTGACTACAGAGAGTTTATTTTTGATATTCACCAGTAGCTTCCCTCGATCTACTGTTAACTACGATAAGTGTTTAATTATATAAATAAATTGGGCGAAATGTTAAGAAAAGAAACTGTGTGAAAAAAGAAGTAGAAGTCGTTAACACTCGCCCATAAAATTCTAATACTACTACTTCATACTTTTCACACTTATACATATAGTTTATTTGTCCAAAACGCTCAATTTATTTTAACTATTTTCATTATTTTAATTTAACAATAAAAAAGCCCATACACAAGTATGGGCTAAAATAAATGAGTAACTAAGAAACGAAAGTGATATTAAATCACCTATCACTGTTAATATATATCAACTCAGAATCGAAAACAACATTTTATTTGTATCCAAGTGTTATTTTAATTTTGTCGATCATAGCTTTTTCGTTGGTGTCTAGTGATTTATCTAGTTCTACCAACAATTCTTTGACGGTAATGTCTCTTCCCAATTTTGTTTGTAAATCCTTTATAGATTGTATATTATCTATTATTTTGGTCAACAAT